GGATGCACCCCAAGAAATTCGGACGGAAGTTGCCCCGGACAGAAGCCAAATGATGCATGTGATTGCTATGAGAGAGGCTTTCACGGTGGAGCCCGCGAGTTCCAAGAAATTGACAAAGCACAGCCACCACAGCGCCCGTTGGCAGGGTTAACGGATGAGAATTTTGAAGCAACATTTTTAAAGTGTGGCGGCAAATGGAATGGAGATCAATGGGTAATTGAAGACGCTGACTTCCATCCGTTTCTGAGAACCATCATAGGAGCCAAGCCATGACTAAGGAACAAGAAGCATTGAAGCAAGGAATTGAAACGCTGGAAAACATCAACCGCTGGTTACCCACTATTGGGCAAAAAGGCTTGCGGGACTACGAAGCAGAGGCCCTCACCGCAATGAAAGAAGCCTTAGCACAGCCAGCGCAGGAGCCTGTGGCTATAGCTCTAAACACAGGAACAAAGCAGGGTGTGAAGTGGTTGAAAAATGTAGAGCATGGCTTGCCCCTTTACACCACCCCACAACAACGCCAGAGGGAGAAGAACAATGGGTGATCGCCGCGCAAGTATCAAGATTGAGTTCAGCATGCACGGCGAGACCAAGAAGGCCGACATGTGGATCAATTGGAGTTCCGACTACAACGGAGTGGATCAGCGCGTGTTGGATTTTTTCTCAAAGTCAGCGCGGCAAATGAAAGAAGCCTTGGCACAGCCACCAGAGGCCCGAAACTTCTGCCCCCGCTGCGGCAAGCGCACGGCGGACTTGACTGTGATACACACCTGCACGCCACCGCGCGGATTGGAGAACACATGAAGCAACGCAAATTCCGCAAGCTGTTTTGGTGCTGGACTTTTCCAAGTTTGCACGGCATCCCATTTAGCTACTTTATGCGATCACACAGAAGAAAGGTGAAGCTATGACCGAACAACGCTACCTAGCCGGGGGCCAAGAGTTCTTCTACCCCCACGCTGGCGACCCCAAACCGCCGGAGAATACCAAGCTGCTGCTGCTGACTACCGGGGGCATCTGCACCACGGGGACGTGGAACAATCATTGGTGTGTCGGCTGGCTGCCACTACCCAAACGCAACATAACAAAAGAAGATACCAAGTGCGCAAGTCAAACCAATTAGAAATCCGCGCGCTGCTGCGCCTGTACACCGACGGCATGTCCGTGGCCGAGTTGGCCAGCCTCATGGACATGCCAAGCAGCGGCGTGCTGCGCGCCCTAAAGAATATGCCCGACGCCTATATCGACCGCTGGATTTACGTCCGTGGCCAGGATGCTGGTGTCTGGTGTGTAGTCGTACCGCCAGAAGATTGCCCCAAACCAACCAGGAAACCAAAATGAGCACCACCCTACTGAACGAGCTGCAACGCCAGCGCCTGCGCGACCTGAGCCGCGTGTGCAAGGATGGCAACTACCCGACCCTGCCCAACCTGCCCCTGGACAAGTACCTTGAAGAGCTGCGCGACCAGTACCCCGAGGCCTTCCACACCAGGGAGTCCCTCAAGAACCGCGTGTTCATGGACGAGCCCAGGTTCCCGCCAGGCGCCAAGTTCGTGCGCCGCTACGGGGAGTCCCCGATCCACTCACGGACCGCGACGTCATGAGCGCGCGCCTGTCCGACATGACCGGCATAGAGCTGGCCTGCTACGCCGCCGGTAGCCAGGCCAAGCTGGCCGACTTGCTGGGCTGCAGCCAGCAAAACGTCAGCTCGTGGCTGCGCCGGGGCTGGGTGCCCGTAGACCGCGTGGTGGAGATTGAGCAGGCCACCGGCGTTGACCGCAAGCTGCTGATCAACCCCAAGCTGGTCAACCTGCTGACCCCGCCCGAGGCGTTCTGATAGACTCCTGCCCGAACCCGGCTAGGGCGTGCTGATCCCACGTCCGAACGCACCTTATCCAGGCCCGCCGTCGTTCCTTCATTCTGGATAGCACACGGATAAAAAATGCCCCAACCAACTCCCGACCTGCCCCCCATCGGCAAGGTCTTCAACGGCGCCAACATACCCGCCGAACTCAAGGCCTTGCGCCGCTGGGCGGTATGGAAGGCAGTCTGGAACGAGTCCAGGCAAAAGTACGACAAGATTCCCTACAACCCACAGCACTACGGCCTAAGCACCAAGAAGGTGTCCGAGTGGGGCGACTTCGAGACCGCGTCCAGGACCCTGTCCCTCAACCCCACCCGCTACGCTGGCCTGGGGCTGGTCCTGACCGACATCAAGGGCGTGGTGGGAATCGACCTCGACAACTGCCGCCACGGCGGCCAGATCGCCCCGTGGGCGCGCGAGATCGTGGACAACATGGGCAGCTACACCGAGGTAAGCCCCAGCGGCAACGGCCTGCGTATCCTGGCCCTGGGCGAGTTCCACACCGACTGGAACAACCACGACGTGGGCATCGAGGTCTACAGCGGCCACACACCGCGCTTTCTGACCATCACGGGCGACACCAAGCTGGCCAAGCCCATGGCCCCTGCCCAGCCCGTTGCCCTGCAGGCCCTGTTCGACGGCATGCGCAAGTCCACCCTCAGCGCGGCCAACGTCATCCCCATCGAAATGCCCGAGCTGGTCAACGAGCTGGCATTGCCCGATGTGGCCGACATGCCAATCCCAGAGGCCACCCGCGAGCTGCTGCTCCACGGCCCAGGCGACGACGTACTCGACCGCTCCGGCGCGCTCCACGCGGCGGGCGTCCAGCTCTACAGCGCGGGCTACGACGACGCCACCGTCCTCTCCATCCTCGCGGCCAGCCAGCCGGTCATGGACATCGCCTTGTCCCACCGCAGGCAAGACCCCGACCGCGCGCTGGCCTACCTCTGGGTCGAGCACTGCCAGAAGGCCAAGCCCAAGGCCACGACACCCACTGACGTCATGGCCGAGTTCGACGACGTGTCCGCCGACCCGGAGGTGGTTGCCAGCGCAAAAAAGGCCATGGCCGCCGCCGTCATCCATGAGAACCGGTTCAACGTCGAGACGACCGTCGAGTTCATTGTCAGGCGCAAGGCCACCTGGCTGATCAAGGGCGTGCTCCCGCGCGCCAACTTCGGGGTGTTCTACGGTGCCAGCGGCTCGGGCAAGTCCTTTTTCGTGTTCAACCTAGCTGCGGCCATCGCCAGGGGCGTCAACTGGCGCGGCCACAAGACCACCAAGGCCCGCGTGCTGTGGATCGCCGCCGAGGGCCAGGAGGACATGCGCAAGCGCGTCCACGGCTACTGCATGGCCGAGGGCATCGACCCCAGCGACCTGGACATGAAGTTCATCAGCGACGCGCCCAACCTGCGCGAGCTGGCCGACGTCAAGGCCCTGGTCAAGCAGATCAAGAAGCACGGCGAGTTCGACCTCATCGTGATCGACACCCTGGCCCAGGTCATGCCCGGCGGCAACGAGAACAGCGGCGAGGACATGGGCCTGGTCATGGGCCACTGCAAGGAGATAACCCGCCTCACCGGCGCCATGGTGACCCCGGTCCACCACAGCGGCAAGGACGAGTCCAGGGGGGCGCGCGGCTGGTCAGGCCTGCGGGCTGCCTGCGATTTCGAGTTCGAGGTCATACGGGCCGACGAGGACCGCGTGGCCACCGTCACCAAGATGAAGGGTGGCGCGGATGGCGCCGAGTACGGCTTTCGGCTGCAGACGCTGGTGGTGGGCCAGGACGATGACGGCGACGACGAGACCACCTGCGTGGTCGAGTTCACCGACAGCAGCCGGGCGTCCGTGGCCGCGTCCAACGGCCCAGGCGGCAACAACCAGAAGCTGATCCTGGACAAGGCGCGGGGCATGATCGACCTCGCGGGGGCCGGGGTTACGTTCAACGAGATTGTCTCGGTGGTCTGGCCGCTGTACCCACGTGGCGATGAAACCAAGCGCGATCAGCGCAAAACGAACGTCGGACGGGACCTGCGGGCGCTCATTTCGAGCGGTTTCTTGGCCCAAAACGACGCCGGTGTGGTCAGCTTGCCCGTGAAAGCTGGCGCGTAATGTTTTGCATGTTTGTAAAGGAATGCGTGCTTCAAATGCTTCAAGCTGCTTCAGAAGGCTTCAGAAGCAGTGCAAGTTGCTTCATTCGCTTCATCCCCCTTTAGGGGGTGAAGCATGAAGCAGAAGTTTGAAGCGAATGTTTGCAAAAAACAGCGAGTTAAAAATAAATTGAAAATTTTTTGATGAGGGTGTTATTTACAACAAAAGCGTTGTATACTTCATCCATCGCAACGTCGCGATGACACACACAAACGGAGTTTCAAATGGCTAAAGCAAAACTGGTGGTGGAGTTGAACGAAGGCTCGGTGGATCGTCTGGGCATGCTGCTCGCGCAGATCGCTGACCTGACCAAGGAAGCGGACGCGATCAAGGACGCGATCAAGCTGTCCGGTGCATCGGTCGAGGGCTCGTTCTTCAAGGCTACCCTGGTGGACATGGACCGCAAGGTCTTCGACAAGGAGTTCTTCATCGCCGACCAAGGCCCTAACGGCGCCGCGATCTACGATGCCTACACCAAGAACACCTCTTGCATCTCGGTGCGCGTTACTTCCCGTTAAACCAACCCGCCCCCTCGGGGGCATCTTTAGGAGACAACCGTGAACATCCGAATGCTGACGACCGAAGAGCGCGAGCGCTTGGCCTACATCGAGGGGCACCACAACCACGCCGTAGTGGCCGCACTGCTGGACGCCGAACAAAACGTGACCGACACGGAGGACTTGGAGTGCGAGCTGGGGGAGCTCCAGGACGAGTTGAACGCCACAAAACTAGAGCTTGGCGAAGCCAACTACAAAATCCGTGAAGCGAAGGAAGCGCTGGCATGAGCACCACCACCCCCAAACCAGCCGCCAAACGCGTTAAAACGGCCATTCCGGCCCCCGCAGCCCCCGTGGCGGAGTACCGTATGCCAACCGAGGTCGCGGACTGGGTGAAACAAGCGGAGGCCCGCATAGCGTACCTGACCACAAGGGTCGCCGAACTCAAAGCAGATAACGCAGCGCTCAAGCATTCGCATCGGCTGATGGAACAAAGAGTGCTTGGGCAAAGCCAAGAGTAAACAGGAGTAAAAAATGGAACAAAAAGAGCTATCACCCCTCGCCCGGCAGTTGCTGGGCGGCAACAACCACGTGAAGTTTTACACCCAGCAGGAGTTCGACGAGGCGCTGG